GGCGACCAGCTGGCAAGCAATCAATCCCGGATATACTGCGCAGGATTGGAGACGAAGAGGGGACTTTGGAGGGAGCCTATACCAAACTCGATGTGGTTCTGCGAAAGGTCTTTCAATATGCTCTCGAAGGTAAGCCTTGGGCAGTGCAATTTATAGCAGATAGGACAGAAGGAAGACCATTGCAGGCTATATCTCTTGAAACTCACGAGCCACTACAACTTATTAGAACAGGATTGCCCGAAATTGATGAAGAATGAAAATTACCCCCTTAACGGAAATGATTTTACTCGACCCCCACAAGTTCAAAGTGGTAGTGGCAGGTCGCAGATTTGGGAAGACATACCTAGCACTCACTTGGCTATTAGCGGGGAGACTGAAGGAAGGAGAGAGAAGATGGATTGTGATGCCGACTTACAGGCAGGGCAAGTTAGTTGCAATGCCAATATTGAGGAAGCTGACTCGAAACTTTCCACGGTTGAGGATAAACGAATCGGATATGAGCTTTACGGTATCAGGTGCAGAAATTGCGATTAAGGGAGCCGAAGACCCAGCTAAACTTAGAGGTTCACACTTGGATAAGGTAGTGCTAGATGAGTATGCCTATATGAAGTCCAATGCTTGGGAAGAGGTTATATTTCCAATGATGACGACAAACCCGAACTCAAAGGCACTATTTATTGGAACACCTGACGGTTTTAATAACGGCTTCTATGATCTGTTTCTGAAGGGTCAAGGCGGGGATGTTGACTGGAAGTCTTGGCAGTTCACGAGCATAGAGGGAGGGTGGATTCCAAAAAAAGAGGTTGAGAGAGCCAAAAGGAATATGGACGAAAGATTGTTCCATCAGGAGTTTCTCGCCTCATTTGAATCTGCGCAAAATAAGGTAGCTTATAATTTTGACCGAAAGACACACTTAAAAGCCAAGGCAGAGCCGAGCAGTAATTATTGGTGCGGAATGGACTTTAATGTTTCGAAAATGGTAGGGCAGCTTGCATATGAATACTCGAATGGGGACATACACTACTTTGATGAGGCTGTGCTACTTAATTCTAACACAGAGGAAATGGCAAGGCACTTGCGAAATAAGTTCCCTGATTTAAAATATATTTATCCCGACCCTGCGGGTGTGGCAAGAAGCACCACTTCTTCCAAGTCTGACCATCAGATTTTAAGGGACTATGGCTTTATCGTCAAGGCAAGGCGAAAGCATCCATCCCACAGGGATAGAATAAATTCACTAAACCGAAAACTTAAAGATGCAGATGGACATATCGGTATGACGGTATCTCCAAGGTGCAAAGAACTGATACGAGACTTAGAGCAATGCCAAAGGGATGTAAAAACGGGCGGTATTGATAAACGAGATTTGGAGAGAACTCACGCCCTAGATGCGTGTTCATATCCAATCGAGTACAGATTCCCCGTAACGATAGCAAAGGCATATAGCGTACAATGGTAATTAAAGATTTAACTGAACAAGCGGTTCTACAAGGACTAAAGGGTTCACTCGACCAAATAGAGGACAAGAGGGTTGCCGAAAGATACCAAATGCTCAATTATTATGAGGGCATATCCAGTGAGATGGTATTCGATATTAAGAAATACTTCGACTCTGACAGCTTACGACAGACCCCGGTAATAACTGAGAGCATTACCACAAAGCTCATTAACGCAAGGGCTATTGTCTACAAGCAGACTCCCGAGAGGAATGTAGATGAAAAGTATCTTGATTTCGTTGACGACCTAGATAGTTCTATGTTACAATTCGAAAGGATGACGTATCTCCTCGGGACTTCAGCGATGAAGAGTGTATGGGATGAAGAGGCACAACTAATTAAATATGTTCCTCTAGTGGAATTCTATCCAATCTTTTTGCCCTATGAGGAAAATCCAGTTGCTTGTATTTACCCTCTCTATAACCACTCAAATAATGTGTCAAAGTATGACCAAATGTTTGCCTTCTGGTCAGAAGACAGTCATTTTCTCATTAACGGTAAGGGTGTTATCGTGGATGTGGACGACAACCCTGAAAGAATTAACCCGTATGGAATTATGCCAATCGCATTTGCCCATAGACAAATACTAACTACAGACTGGTTTCGTGAAGGGGCAAGCGATATTGTAGCAATGAATAGAACCATTAATGTTATGCTAACAGAGATGTCCTTAGCTATGCGACTTCAAATGTTAGGTCAGCCAGTTATTACTGGAATAGACGAGGCAAGTAGACTGAAGATGGGCGTTGACAAACCAATAATATTAAGCGAGGGCGCTAACTTTGAATTTAAAAGTCCAGGCGGTAATCTGTCAGGGTACGTTGATGCAATGAGATTCTTAGTTGATTCAGTTGCTTACAATCACAATTTAAAAACCAAATGGTCAGTGGGTAGGGAGTCTATGGTTTCAGGCGAAGCATTGAAGATGGCAGAGATTGAACTGACAGAGTCTATAAAGTTAGATGCTCAAATGATATGGCGTCCATTTGAAAAAGATAGATTTGAAATAGATAGGGCAATAATAGAATATGAGGCAAATACTAATATTGACGACGAATACTCGATAGACTTCAGTGAGCCAAGATTTCCATTGAGCGCAAATGAGGAGAGGTTACAATGGGATTGGGAATGGGCAAACGGACTGTCTGCAAAAGAAGATTGGTTCAAAGCACATAATCCAGATGCTACACAGGATCAAATTGAAGATATGGTTGAGGAGGCTGGTGGAAAAGCTGTGGAAGAGGAAGAGCCTGAAGATAATGCATTTAACCTAAAAAAAGCGTTAACAGGTGGGTAACAGGGACCAAATAATCATTGAACACTTTGAGAAGAGGCAAGAGCTAACAGATAAGGTCAAGGGAGATACTGACAAAATACTTGGGGCAATAAATTTAGAAAAGCTATTGGACGACCCAAAGGACTACTTGACAATACTGGGAACTGTGTTTATGGAAATGCACCAAAAGGAATTACTGGAGGCGTTTGACCTTGGGCAAAAGTTTGGAAAAGATATGCTATGATGACGATGAGCATAGAAGGTAAAAAATTACAAAAGAAGCTCAGGACTCTTTTGAAAGACGCTACGGTAGGACTTTCCAAGCAAGTTAACAAGGGCGCTGGTATCGTTATAAAGGATATTAGGGACAGGGTTAGTCGTGGACTAGATGTAAATGAACAGCCATTCCAGAAGTTAACACCGTTTACGATTGCTGAAAAAAAGGCATTAAAATTTAAAAGACCTACAGCTCCACTTATTGGAACAGGCGCTATGACTGGTGCGTTTGGAAAGGCTGGAACAGGAGCATACATTACGAAAAGGGCAACTAAAGATAGACCAGTTGCGGAAATATCTGCACCTACTAAGCGAGCCCCATATTCTATTGATCATCAAAAGGGGGTACCGTCCAGGCGGTTGCCCAAACGAGAGTGGTTTGGAATATCAAGGACAGCGAATCAACGAATCGTGAATATGATCAGTAGGGAAATAGAGCGCATTATTGCCAAGGTCTGAAATTTTAAGTGAGGTAATTGATTTCTTAGACGAAGTCAGCCTCGTTGTAAGCATAGAAATCGAGGGTACTGTTGCAAAGACGGTAATAGATATTGAAACATTGGTTAAAAGAATGAGGGCAACTGGAGCAAGTGATAAGGCAATAAGGGAAGTTTTGCTAAATGACCTCAACCAAGGTGGGAGAATATTTGGGTCGTTTAAAAACCAATTTAAAGCCACCTCAGATTTTGCAGTCGGTAGAATGTCAACCTATGGAGAGCTATACGAATATGGAAAGGCGGGAGTTGAGGAATGGAAGTGGTTTGCTAAAGATGTGGATAAGGCTTGTCCAGACTGCCAAGGGAGACACGGAGACATAGGGAGTTATGAAGAATGGGAAGAGGCAGGGATGCCACAAAGTGGATTCTCAATATGTGGGTTACACTGTAAGTGTAAAATATTACCAACAGGCTCTTGGGTAGATAAGCCCGAAGGGGAGTCTGGAGAGGGCGAAAAATTTTAACTGTATAAGAGGAAAGCGGGGGAACGCTTTGGATTATACTGAATTACAAACTCAAACAAGAGGATAAAATGGAACAAGTCAATCAAGACGTTAAAACGGAAACTACTCCAATTGCAGAGGTAAAAGAGCAATCCGTTGAACAGAACGTAAAACAGGAACTGGACTCAATTCCTTATTCACGCTTCGCTGAAACAGTAAAGCAAAAAAAGGAACTTCAGGAGAAATTGTCAAGCTACGAACAAAAGGCTGAAGAACAACGCCAAAAAGACCTTGAGGAAAAGGGTGAGTATGAAACCTTACTCTCGGAAACAAGGAATAAGTATGAAGAGGCGAAGGCTAAGGCTGAAAAGTTTGATCAATACGTTACAACTCGTAAGCAATCAATTCTTGACAACTATACTGAAGAAGAGCAGGACATACTAGGTGATTTGTCTCTTGAGAAATTAGAGAAATATCACGATTCAAAATCTTTTACCAAAAAAGTGCCAGTTGACAATAGCAGGGGCGGTATATCTAAGTCCGCACCAACAGACTTTCACAAGATGACAGTTGAGGAAAAAGGTGACCCAGCGATTTGGCAACGGTACTTGGAAAATTTTAGGAGAAAATAACAAATGGCTTATGGCGCAGGAACAGGTGCAGGTATAACAGGACAGACTGAAGTCGATGTCTTCATTCCGGAGATATGGAGTGACGCAGTCTTTGGGTACTTGCAAAAGAAATTAGTATTTAACGGTATGATTGATGACTATTCTGCATTGGTAACAGGGGCAGGAGATACAATCCACGTCCCATCTATCAGTGAAGTGACAGTCGGAGATAAAGCCGAAAACACGGCAATTGAATACGATGCAACTACGGAAACAAAAGTTACCTTAACAATTGACAAGCATAAATATGCGAGTAAAATGTTTGAGGATATTGCTTTGATTCAATCTAACGGAAGTCTTATGGCTCAATATGCTGAGGCTCTCGGATATGCTATGGCAAAGCAAGTTGACACAGATGTTGCATCAGTCCTATTAACCGGACTGACCTCTGGAGCTACTTTAGGAACAGACGATACGCTAACAGATGCAGAGATTGAAACTGCCTTAGCTTCTTTAGGGGAAGCAGAC